TTTGTATTCAATATAGTTGATACTGAGCCTGAAGATAAAACAATGCTTAAAGAAAGGTATGGCAAGGAGATAGAGCTGATAGGTGAAGAATTATCTGATGCTCAGAAAGCTGTTATTGAAGAGCTTAAAGAGGATGAGGTAACATTTACCGGTATATATGATCCTGATGAGACAGGTGCTGTTATGTCTGATGAGATAGGGCCAGCACCTCCATCATCAAGTGAGTCTGCTAGAGGATGGATCCACTATGGTACACCTATGTTTAAGGAAGTTGAAGGTGTAAGCGAAAGATGGAACAAGCTGTTATCAAAAGATTTTGATGTTGCTAATGTAGATGTACCAGCTTCATCAAAGGAATATGAAATTGTATCTGAATGGCTTGGGTGTAAGATAAGAGATGTTTTTGTCCATAAAAACTCAATTGGCTCTGTTATGATGGGTGGCTATTTGACTGGGCTCAATAAGTCGCTATCAGACTTCAAGCTTATTTCTTCAAGGAATTTTATGTACGATGGTACAGAAAGCCCATTAGTGTATTCTGTTATACAGCTGAATTCAAAGCAAAGTAATGATTTTCTTGTTTCTGGTATGGAGTTCTATGAGAAAGATGGAAAGAGGTACATAATCAAGAGAAGACCACATTATTTCGGTATTGACCTGACAGCATATTCAAAGTATGAAGATTATGAGGAAAGTATAAAGATATTCTCAGATGCTAAGACTTGGTCGAAAGAGAACAACTTTTTGAAAGGTGAATCATTTTCATTAGGTGGCGAGTTCTTGAGTAAGACTGATGAGGATTGGGATTCTTTATTCTTGAGTCCACTTAATGAGAAAACAGTCAAGCGGTCAGTTGATTTGATAAACACAAAAGGCAAAGAATTGGCAAATAGGGGGCTTATATTTATTGGCCCACCTGGGACTGGCAAGACACTTTCTGGAAGGATCATACAGAATAATACAGAAGTTACTTTTATATGGGTATCTGCTAGGGATTTTAGCTACTCAGGAGCTGTTGGTGGTATGAGGTATGCTTTTAGCCTTGCTAGAGAGTTAACACCGACAATCCTGTTCATAGAGGACATTGATAACTGGCTACACGCTCAGGCAACAGACCTAATGAAGACGGAGATGGACGGTATCATAAAGAGCAAAGGTGTTATTACGATCCTGACATCTAATTATCCTGAACGCCTACCACCTGCTCTTATTGATCGACCTGGAAGATTCCATGATATACTAAATTTTTCTTTACCTGGTCCAGAAATAAGAGTAAGAATGCTTAATAAGTGGGCACCTGATCTTAAAGAGAAAACAGTTGACATGATAATTAAAGAAACAATGAAGTTTAGCGGTGCCCATATGTTTGAGCTTATATCATTTGCTAAGACCATTGCTGAAGAAGATGGCATAACTATGGATGAGGCTATGGAGATAAGCTTAAACAAGATTGCTGATCAGAGAGATCTGATTGAACGGCTGAAAAAGGTGTTGGGCGCTGATAAAATTTTAAAAGAATTGAGTAATGACCAGTCTACAATTCTTCAAGTAGGTGAATCTGCTGAAGGCAAAGAAGGCAGAGTGCTTTCAAAGAAAACACGGTCACTTATATCCGATGCTCTTGATGGTATGGATAAGGCAACAGGTGCTCTTAGTGAACTCATTGGAGAAGAAGACATAAAAGATGGATCAGAGCAAGATGAAGAAGCTGTTGAAGAGAAGGTTGAAGACGTAATTAAGATAATTGAAGATAGGAAAGAAGATGTATGGAATTTTAGCGATGAACAGTTAAAAAGCGCAATTGCAGATGCTATTACTGATGTCCTGAGAGATCAGCTAAAAGTTGATGCTGGCGATATAGTCAAGAACCGTATTGACTTGGCAAAAGGCAAGGTTTTTTGAATTGGTACTACATTAGATAACACTGTTATCACTTGAAGTTGATTTATGGCAACTAGGTGACTAACTTGTTATTAGAGATGTTGGCCTTGTAACTATCAGGATAAGAAGGAGATTTTAAAATGCCTGGATTGACAAATGAAGAATTCACAGAGAAAGTGAAAGAAATAGTTGTCAACAGTGTTCGGCCTCTTCTTGAGGAGCACAATAAGTCTGTCGCAGATATCCAAAGCGAAGTGGATTTAAAGATCAAAGAAATCGCTGGTGATATTGACAGTCTTCGTCCTAAAATAGAAGTTGGCGATGACCCTATTGACAAAGATGAAAAAGGCGGGTTTGGTTCCATCAGTAATTTCGCCGCACATGTGGCAAAGGCTGATAGGAGTGGTGGCAGGAATGTCACACCTGAGCTTGCCAAATGGCTAAAGAAAGCTGCGAGCGCCACCTCACTCGTTGAAGGTGAAGATCAGTATGGCGGATATTTGATTCCGCCTGAGTTCAGAAGTAATCTTATGCTCGCTGTAACACAAATGAATGAAATTCTGCCTAGGTGTACAGGCGTTCCTATGAAATCAACCATGATCAAGATTCCGTATGTTAATGGTTTTGATGAGTCTGGGGCACTTGTGTATGGCGGGATTCAGTGGAAGTGGCTCGATGAGCTTGCTACGAAAACAGAGACAAGACCGAAGTTCGGCCAGATCACTCTTGAGTTGAAGAAAATTGCTGGCCTTGCTTATGCCTCAGATGAAATTCTTGAGGACTCTCCTATGAGTATGGAGAATATCTTGAGGAATGGATTTAGGGATGGTCTTAATTTTGCCCTTAACAATGTCTTTATCCGTGGGTCTGGTGCTGGACAGCCTCTTGGCATCCTAAATGCGCCTTGCTTGGTGTCCGTAGCAAAAGAAGATGGACAGCTTGCGGCAACCATTATGTTTGAGAACATTGTTAATATGTACTCAAGAATCCATGATACATCTGGCGCTATATGGCTTGCTAACCAGAATACACTGCCTCAGCTTGCTGCTATGTCGCTTGCTGTTGGTACAGGTGGCGCTCCTGTTTGGCTGCCTGCTGGTGGAATCTCTGGAGCACCGTATGATACCCTTATGGGCAAGCCTCTTATTTGGAGCAAGCACTGCTCAACTCTGGGAACTGTTGGCGATATTATTCTTGCTGATTGGTCTCAGTATCTTGTTGGTCAGAAAGCTGGACAGGGTGCGGATGGCAAGTATGACACCTCAATCCATTTGAAGTTTGATGCGGATCAGACATGTTTTAGGTTCGTGTTTAGGATTGACGGGCAACCTTGGTGGCCGACATACCTGACGCCTCCTCAGGCAACAGGTAGCACGCTTTCGCCGTTTGTGGTATTGGCAACACGATAACCAATAACCATTTTGTAATTGTGGTATAGATGCATAGGAGGTTAATATGCAAACAATAGCTCAAAATTTTGGCATTGTGAATTACTTGGCTCCTGTTGATGCAAATGGGTCATCTTTGAGCAAGTCCAATGCTACATTTGTAAACATGAAGGGGTATAACAAAGTAACATTCATTATCAATGCTGGTGCGATGACTGAGACTACTACGCTCATCAGCGCTTACCAGGCAAAGACAGCATCTGGTGGATCTGTTTCTGCTACAGCTCTCCCTATTACACACTACTGGACAAATGTGGCTTCCACAAGCACAGCTCTTTTGACCAGAACAGCAGCATCTTCAAATATTGTTACTGCTACGTCTGTTAATAGTGCTGTCTATGTAATTGAGATGGATGCTAAGCAGCTGAATGCTACCAGCCAGTTTACACATATTGGACTTGGCATTACAGGTATTGCCGCTGGTGCTATGCTACAGGTCACTGCTATCTTGCATGACGCAAGATATTCTGCTGATCCTATGTGGCTGAATCCAGCAGCTTAATGATTAACTAAGTGGCCCCGAAAGGGGCCACTGTCTACAAAAGGGGCTATATTATGTTGGTGGAAGACGAAGGTAAGACAAAAGATCTCATTGGCAGCTATTATCAAGATGTATGCAACAATGATATAATTGAGAAGTTTAGACCTTTATTGGCTTCAGGGGGCTACAGGTTAAGAGATGAAGATGGGAAAATATGTGTTACAATTCCGTCTATGGAGTTCGATGGCCCTTGGCATCATATTGTTCACGATGCTTTCCTTGATTGCCAACGCTGGCACTCAATACTGTTCAACTTTTTCAGCAGAACGCTACCTCAAGACAGAGTATTTATTCCAAGTGCTTGTCATCAATGCTGGAAAGTTGTTATTAGGCCAAGAACATTGCTTGGTTTATTCTCACTGATGAATCTTATGATGAAGCTTCAGAGACCAAGCAAGTGTGGCAATGAGACAAGGCCATATGTACATGGCCTTTATGGTGGGTATTTTTATAACCACTCACTAAAACAAGGCGTTGAGTGCTACAAGGTTGTTAGGAATGAGGTCAATGATGCATTACACCTTGGAAAGGACACACCTGTTATTTTGAAACGAGCATGTACCGAGTATGAAAAAAAGCTTGGCGATAGCACTAAATGGGCTATTTCTGATGAGCAGATTCATATTGAAACTCTCATAAACAAATGGTTCGTTAAAGACAATGTTTCAAGACAGCAGCCAGAACATCTTGTTGCACGTGTCCATAGGAAATGGATTGAGTGGGCT